ACTGTAATGTCTGATGTTGCGATAGTTGCCCCATCAATAGTTCCACCATTAATATCTGCTGTATCAGCTACAAGGCTATCAATATTTGCAGTGCCATCAATGTATAGGTCTTTCCACTCAGAACCTGCTGCGCCTAAGTCATAAGTATTGTCTACGCTGGGAAGAAGATTAGAAGCTACATCAGCACTAAAAGCTACTGTATCCGTAGCAGCATCTCCAAAGGTTAAGTTACCTGCAATAGTTGCGTTGCCTGTAACAGTAAGATTGCCACCTACGCTAAGATCATTAGTAGCCGTTACATTTCCAGTAAGTGTAGAAGCGCCTGTGACTCCTAGAGTTCCAGCAACCGTGGCGTTGACATCGACATCCAAAGTATCAATGTGAGCTGTTCCATCCAAGAATAAATCTTTAAACTCAAGTGAGGATGTCCCAAGATCAATATCATTGTTAGTAACAGGAACAATAGCACCATCTTGGATACGAAGCTGTTCAACTGTACCGCTTGAAACTTGTACATAGAAACCCCACCTGTTGTTTGTGTTATCTACAACAATCTTGTTTAAAAAGTCTATGTCACCAATCTGCGGAATGTTACCGCCTTGACCAGTAGTACCATCGTGCTTGTGTCCAGTAGAGCTGTCACTGCTTGCAGAGTATGAAAAAGCATTTACTACTTGGTTAAATTCATTATTAAATAAAGCCGCTGTAATTGTATCGCCATCAGCAAACGAACTTTGTCTTGTATAATTCTGAGCCATTAATTTATCTCCTGCCTGAAGGCATATAATCTATGTAAATACCGTTTACAGCGTATGATGGTTTTTGATCGTCGCTAAAAATTCTAAAGCTACATGTATGTCCAGAGCCTTCCAATGTAATACGCTCCATAGGATCACTGGTTGCTCCAAAGGTTACAGCATTAAATGTTGCTGTTCCAAAGATAGCTGGTAAAGCAATTGTAGCTATAGAAAAAGGTTCTGGTTGAGGTATGTTAGGATCTTCATAATCATAACGCACCCTAAAACTAGGAAGAACTTCTCCTTCAGGACTAAAAGAAACTCTAGCATACTTCAAAGTTTTTCTAGTTCCTACGTCACCAAAGTCAAAGTCAGGAGTTTGGTAAACTGATGAAATATTAGTAGCCGCTCCTGCATTATAGAAAGAAGTACCTGTTGTATGGTTGTAAATATAACCATCTTTGTCACCATGATATACTTGCTCTACGCCATTTGCATCTAAGTCAGAAATAATACCCAGTGCTTGAATGCCTAGTGTTTCTGACCATTCAAAACCATTAGAGGTTAATGTTCCAATAATACCTTTAGCAACTGAAGGACTTTCAGTATTAGTACTATAAAATAATCTGTACTGAGACTTACTTCTTAAAACTGCGCTAGTAATAATAAAACCAGAGTTAGCCGCTACATCTTTTAAAATTTCTTGTATTTGCCTGCTAACAGAGCTTAACTCTACGTCACCAATACGTGCTGTGCCTGCCACAGTACGCACACCATCTGGAGCAAGAAATAAAATATCACCACCAATTTCTTGGATGCTTCCGTGAGATAAACAACCTACGTTAGTTGTAATAGGCGTAACTGATATACTAGCAGCATCGTTAATGTTAGAAAGCTTGTGAATACTGTTTTTACAGAAAATAATTAAATCACCACGAAAGCTTGCTAGTCCTACAACAGCGTCAGAAATTACTACGCTACCTGATCCTGTACTGCTAAAGCTATCTATATGATTTGTACCACTATAGTACACAGTATTTTTAGATGACGCATCACCAGCAACCACAAGGTGTTTATCATGTATAACTGCTATTGCGGGGCCTACAGTGCTGCTTACAGTAATTTCTTTAGCAAAAAAGGTTCTAGAGCTTAAACCCGCTGTTCCTGTCATCTGAAATAAAAATGGCTCATTGACTCCATCACAGATTACAATTTGCCCGTAATCTGAAGTACCTTCATAGATTGCAAAAGTACAGCGTCCCTGATTTGTTCTATCGGCATTTGCACGACTGTTAAAAGTTCCGTAGTCATCACCGCTACTATGAACAGAAGCCTTGTTTATTTGCATCCATGTTTCTTCACCATCAACACTAAAGAATATACCAGTGCCTGAACATACAATAACGCCATCAGCGTAAACAGCCATACCTAATACTGCTTCACTACCATTTGGTTTTGTATCCCCAAAAGGCGTAAAGCCATCAATGCGCCTGTAGCCGCCATCAGGATCTACTTCAAAGTTACGAAGTCTTGTGGCTTGTCCCGGCTGCTGAAGCATTTCAAGCTGATTTAGGTTGACGTTTAAACCGCCTCTACAAGAATATCCCCAAGGCTGAGACATTACACAAATCTCATTCTGTCATCTTTGAAATAACCGGGGGCTGGTTCCATAAGATGAAGGCGCATAAGTTTTAAACCACGCTTATAATCGTCTAGTGCAAATGCAGCAGCTTGTGAGTTTTCTTTAAACTGGTGCATGTAGTATCTAGCCCTTGCTAACAGCACAGGCTTGTAAGTGTCTGCAAATACAATAGCATCTCCAAAAGCATCAAGCTCTGTAGGAAGGTCGTAAGCATAGAACCAAATACGATATACTTTATCGGGGATGGCGCTTAGACCAAACTTACGACTGTCTGGGCTGCGTATTACGCGAGAAGGAACACCATACTGTTGGGTGTCTGAAGCGTCTTTATTTTGAGAGACTCTAAAAAAGTCTTTCCACTCTTCAGTAGTCGTGTACTTGAGATTACGAATAGTATGTGGTGCTACTTCGCCAGAAACATCAACAGTTGTTAACAGAAAATTATCCCAATCAATGTAACCGTAATCAGTTGTTATGCTGCTAGAAGAGGGCTTTAACTCGTACCAACGAGTACCAGCTACTGTTTCTACATACGCATTTCCGTACATGTGATCTGTAGCACCGCTTTCATCAGTAGCTAAAAAAGGCCACTGAGGTTCTTCGTTAACAATGTCTAAGTAGCCCCTGTTAATACAGTCTTTAGCATGTTGCTGAACACCAATAGCATTTGCAAAAGTAGCTGAAGTTAAAGCAACCTCATTTAGCTCTCGCAGTAGCTCATTTGTTAACGTAAGAAATGTTGCCATTATTAGTGTGCCTTTTGAATTGTAAAGTTAGCTTTTTTGCTTGCGCCTTTATGAGGTTTAAAGCCTTCTTTAGGATCTTTCATTAGCTTCTGAATTTTACCAACCTTCATCCAATGATAACCTTTAGGAGCGTCTACTTTCATTAGTAAGTTACGCTTTTATTCTTACCAGCCATTGCGCTGCAAGCTTTTTCCATAGCAGCAATGTCAGCTTTACCGCCCATAGCTTTACCACCATGAGCATAGCCACCACGAGGTTCGGTCATTTTCTTTTTCATCTGGCCTTGCATTTGATCTACCATGCTTCCACCCATATAACCGCCACGCATATATTTATCTTTCATTATTCTTGCTCCATGCTAAAAGTTTTAGAAGTCTCTCTAGCTATTTCTAATTCATTTTTATTACCAAAGATACGATCATAGTTGCTTTGATATTTATCTTTGTCAAAACCCTTACGAAAACGACTTTCTTGAGAAACAATCGCTTTCCTAAACATTACTGGCTTATCCTTGCTTCCTATCTGTGGCATACATAAATCCTGTGTAAAAAAGATTGGGGGCTTTTTACGGCCCCCGTTCAGTTTAGTCGATACCATAAAACGCTGAAACCATAGCATCTGGCCGCAGTACCTTAGCACCATATACGTGAAGACCACGTACAATGTCGCCAAAGCTATCTGGGTCACGAATGACTTCAGTGCTAGTAATGGTCTGAGCCGTAGCAGTAGCAGACATGTGACCAGCAAGACATTGACCAGCAGCGTTAGACGTTGCAGCAATGTTGTTAGTCTTATACATGTCAAAGCCACGCAGCTTGCCAGAGCTTACCAAACCATTACGGATGGAGCCTTGACCGGCGTTGTAGTCTACTGACAAAAGCTTAGATGAGCTTTGTACGAGGATTTCGTAGAACTCAGGTGAAGCCAAGAACCAACGACCTTCTTCAGGGATGTTTTGCTCGTCAAGAAGACGGGCCATACGAGAAAGAACGTCAATAGGATCGTGCTCAGATGAGCCAAAGCCAATGTCCAAGTTACCAGTACCGTCAAAAGTACCAGCAGCAAGGTCAGTTGCATTGTCAGAACCAAGGATGTGGTTAGGGGTTGCAGCAGAAACGCCAGCGAACATCGTAGCAATTACACCTGCGTCAAAAGCATCACGCAAAGCGTAAGCTGCTGAAGAGGTTGCTACATCGCGGAAGTTTACATGCGACATGTTAGTTTCAATATCATCAACGATGAACTTGAATGCGTTAGCAGTGTCAACAACAAGACTAACTTCTTGGTCAGTCAAAGCTGTTTTAGTTATATCTGCGCCACGCTCATACTGGTAAACAGTGATGACAGGTTCCTTGATGATTCGTACAGTGTCACCATAACCAGAAATCTCACCAGCATAATCGGTGTTCGTAATAGCTTCTGCTACTGAAGACTTCCGAAAGAAGTTGAGTACCTGTTTAGAATATACTTTGGGTAGGAAAAACGAGTTCGTTTGACCTGCTACTGAATTACCAAAGTTACCGTTAGTGTCTGTACCTTGCTCAAATAGAGCGTCTGATTGGTTAAAAGCCATATTATATTACTCCTAAGTAGAAAAGATTATCCTCTACGAACCCTTCCCTCAATCATCGCAATATTGATTTCTTCTTCGTGTCTATCAAATTGGTCGAGGGACATTTTCGCAATTTCACTTTCTGTCCAAATCTTAGCTTCCTTAGCATCTATATTGGTTGTTTTAGTAGATACCATATCAGCAGCAGAACTTTGTGGCTGCTTACGATTTGAACGTCTTTTTTGAGTATTCTGTCCTTTCCCAGTTTCTAACTTATAAAGGTCTAACGCTTTAACAGCTAAAGTAACATTGTTTGGATTGTTATAAATCCAATCTTGTATTTGATCCGGTTGTTCCTGCGCCCATTCATGGAACCCATCATCTCCTCTGATTTGATCAAAGTCAGGATGACGTTCCTGTAAAGCCGTCTCAGCTTCTCGCGCTGCAATTTCTGCTTCCCGCTGTTCAATAACAGAAAGCTTAGATCGCAATGCTTCTACTTCTTGCTGGCTCCTCATGTGAGCTACAGTTTCTACCGTATCATATAGATCAGGATACTCTTGCCTAAAACGATCTAAGTCCTCTTGAGACTTAGGAGCTTGGTATTGGGGTTCAGCTACTCTAGCTTGATCCAATAGTTCTTGCTCTTTACGTTTAAATTCAGAAAGCTTCTGATCGTAATGTTTCTTTAAATCATCATAGCGTTTTTTATAATTAGTATTGGGTTCATCCTCAGAAGAAGGGGCCTTTTTGCGGGTAGCCTTTTTCTGTTGAGGTTCTTCGTCTTCATCTTCCGGGTAATACAAACTTTCAGCAGCATTTAAAGATTGTTTGCGATCTTGTGTGTGCCAAGGTTTACGTGCATTATACGGGTTTGCGACTTCTTCCTCTTCGTATGCCTGTTCGGACATGTTACTCTCCTTTTCTACGGGGCTTGTTTTCTTGCAAGGTAGCCAATTTAAAACGTCTTTAAAATCTGGGGCTTGTTAATACAAGGTAGCCGTACTATTGTTGTTTTTAGCGTCTTCCTCCCATTAGGCTTGGCATTTGATTAGCACCTAACATAGATTGCTCTATGCGGTTTTCCTCTTCTTCCATTTGTTGATTAGGCATCCCATAAGGATTACTTAATAAACCGCCTTCTGCGTATCCGACTTTACCTCCACTAGCTTTTCGTTCTGCATCATCCATCATTGTTTGAAGGTTGTCTGCTCCGATTTCACTGGTGGCTTCTTCGGTGATTACAAACTCTCCATCGCTTAATCGCGCAGGAATAGAATCTGATACACCTGTTCCGGGGCCTTCAACTTCTCCAGCTCCCGAAAACTCTGATGCAGTCATAATGACTTTATCAAAGATTTCACTAAGCCTTGAATCTGATTCCAAAGCTCCCATTAAATATTGTTGTTCTGTTTCGTCTAAAGACTCATCAAGCACAAAGCCCATGTAGTCATCTTCCATTTGATCGTCTGGAACCTGTGACTCTTCTGCCATTGCTTGTTCTTCAGGTGTAAAAGTATCTACAGGCATTTCTTCTTCCATACCCATTTCAGGGGGTACAAGAAGCGAACCTCCTTCAGCTTTAGTAGATCTTTCTTTTTCTTTTTCTTTTTTTTCCTCTTCTTTGGGTCTTTTACCCGTGGGAGGCTTGGGCATATTTCTACGTGCTTGTGCTCTTATTTGACTCATAGGAATTTTTTCACCTTCCCAATACCATTGATCGTTAATGGTATGATAATCTCTGCCTTCTTTAGGCCACTCTGAGTCTACACCCCGAGAGGCTCCTCCCTTAGCTTTAGTAGATCTTTCTTTTTCTTTAAAAACATTCATTTTTACTTCTTGATCTACGTTTTGTGTCTGTTTTTGAAAGTTTTGCTGAATACGTTTCTGCTCTTCAGGTGACTCAGCCGCTTCCATTTCTTGTTTATATGAGTTATACATCATACGAAAGCTATCTTCTTCAGACATTTCTTCAGGAACTACACCGCCGGGTGCTTTTTTAAGGCGTTCTAAAGCGTCTAAAGCAGCTTCAGTATTGTAAGTGGTTCCTTCATACTTAAAGGTTTTTCCTTTAGCTTTTTGAGCAGCTTTTTTAAAAGCACTATTAGTATAAATAACTTTATCTTCTGTTTCGTAAGTAGCTGCACCTTCTTCAGGAAGGTCTAATAAAGAGTAAGATACTTTTTCTTCTTTTTTAACAACAGCGTCATCATCGTCATCATTATCTATTAACATAGCTGTAGTTCCTGCTAATAGAGAAGTGCCCCCTACACCTACTGCAAGACCTTGTTTACCAGTTTCTGCTGCTTTTATATTAGCGGCTCTAGTTAAATTACCTGTGTCTTCTATTTGTTTTTGCCCATAAGTAGGTTCTGTTGTACTTGCCCTTACCATTTGTCGCAGCTCACCAAATGCGCCCTTGCCAGCACCACCGCCACGTTCAAAGGCTACTAATTTTTCAATATCCCTTACTTGTCCAGTGGTTAAATCATTCTCTGCTGCCACCTTTTTAAAAGCATCTTGTTTTTTCATTGTTGGTAAAACAGCCTCTACTTCAGAGTGTACTTTATCTATTTTAGCCTTTATTGCTTTTTGCTCTTCATCAGCCTTAAATAATTTAGCCACCCTTTTTAGAAGAGGCTTTGCTAATTTACCACCCAATGATTTTTGCTCTCTGCGATTTAAAGTAGACCTAGGTAAAAAAGATTCAAGAGCTGCAAAGTCATCTTCTGATAATGAGTCTTTAAATTTTTCTAAATCTTTAGTGCTTAAAGAATCCATATAATTTTCAATGTCATCGACGCTATCAAAGGATTCAAGGTTCTGAGCTGCGTTAACAGGGCTTCTTTTTTTAACAGGGGCTGTAGTACTTTTTGATTTTTGTTCAAGACGTTCTAAAGGTTTAAAACTTTTTATAACTTCTCCATTATTACTTTGTTTTAAACCCATAAAGTAATCATCAACCATGTCCAACATTTCTGTTTCTGGATCATAGTCTTTAGATAACTGTTTCATTAACGGTGTTTTTTCTTCTGCAAAATCTTTAAAATCTTGTTTAAACTGTGCAGCAGTACGTCCTTCAGGGCTATCTACAAACTCTAGTTCTTCAGCAACATCAAGTAACTTTTTTTTCTGTGCAGGTTTGAGAACTTTAATTAGTTTTGAAGCTAGTTTTCCACCAATAGCTTTTTTCTCTCTGCTTAACATACTTTTACCCATCTTTTCTCTCCATTGCTTCTTTAACGCTGTCCTTTAAACTCTCTAACTTAGCCAGAGAACTCAGCCTCCCCTGACTGCGGTACAGCTCCAGTTCCGATGTTGCCACCGCCAGTACCTGTAGCTCCAAGCTCTTGAGGCTGCTGAGGTGCTCCTTCAGGGGGAGCCATAGGTCCGGGTTGTTCACCAGTGGGGCCAGCTTCCGGGCCAGTTGCCTGTCCAACATTATTTTGCATCCCTATAATTTGAGCCATTAGTGCTGCTTCTTCTGGATCGTTGATCAATTCATCTGGATCAAGGTCAAGACTGTAAGCAAGCTCGCTAATTAGCTTGTTCATTTTAATGAATGGTGCAATAGCAGGGTTTTGAGCAGTTTGTAGGAACATAGTCAAGCGTTGGCTACGTACTTCCTTTTGCATTAAGCTATTAGTACCTGTGGCTTTTACTTCTAAGTCACCTTTAACATCTAACTTAGACTCTAAGAACTGCATGTTCCACTGGAAGTATGCTTCGCCCATAGGCTTTAACAAGAAATCATCAAGGTTTTTAATGACGGTCTTAATGTTAAGAGATGCTGCGCCAAGTAGCATGGACATTCCTGAAGCAGTTCGCGTCATACTCTGGACACCTGTTTGACCATGAGAATAGCTTGGGATACCTGTCTGTTCATCTGCAAGCTGTCTGAATTTATCAAACATCATCATGTTTTCTTGTGAGGTGTTAGGAAACTTTAAGCCGTTAATTGCCTGTCCCGGTACTCCTGCTTGTCTTCGGAATACTTTACCCGGAAATATTTCCATACTTTGACCGCCCACAAGAGCAGTTTCGTCTACATCAAAGACTAATGACCCTGACAACGCTAGATTGTCAATTGCCATACGTGCATGACCATTCATGATCTTTTGAGAGTCATCCATGTTCTCTGCAACGCCAATACCAAAGAAGCTGTAAGGATTTCTTTCGTATGGGAAGGCATGATAAGGCAATCTGAAAGGCGTAAAGGGATTTATTACTGCTCGTAACATTTGACCATTGCAGATCCAAGCATTAACTTGTACTTCATCTAGGTCATCTACTTCATCTGGAATATCCATACCAACTTGGCGAGCATACTCAGCGTCTATTACTCCCCAATACTCTAGAACTTCAAACTGTCCTGACCCTTCTTCGCCTGTGCGATGGTCATCTTTCAGCTCTTGTTCATAGTCTTTTTCTTCGTAGTTAGGCCCCATCATTAAGGCTTCACGAATAGCGTCTTTGTTAAAATATGGCATTTTAGCCAACGAACGCAGCTTAGTGCGGTTCATACGGTGGCGATGGAATATATATTCTGCTTCGTTTATGTTTGTAGCGTTTGGATCAGGGAAAAAATCCCAAATGCTGACAAACTCAATACGAGGAACGCGCACATCAATTGGAGAATATCTCCTAGATCCTTCTTCATTTTCTTCCCAGCGACTCAATGTCTTATTAAAGTTAAATGGGCCTTTTACGATGCCTGTTCCAAATAGAGCAGACTCAAAAAGAGCGTTGCGTATTTCACTAGCGCCGTTAGATTCTTCAATTTGATCATGAATAAGCTTCTCTAAACGTCTTGCAGCTTCTTTTGCTGGACTAACTTCCATTACTGCTGGGTTAGGACTAGGTCCATCTACAAGTTTGTCTGCTCCTTGTGCCTCAATAGAAATTTCGTCAAACTTTCCAGACCCGTAAGTAGCTCCGGGCTTTAATACTCTACCATCACCCTCAAAACCCACATCAAATGGATTATCTTTTTTCTCTTCCTTACCTTCAGGGTTTTCTTCTGCCGAAGTTTCAATACCGGGCAAAGGATTTTGAGGGTCTAAATGGGCATACTCGCTAATACCTTCTGGTATTTTAGTCTCTGAAATGCCAATAGGAAACTTGTTAGCTCCGAATATAACATCTACAAGCTGACCAAAAGCTGCGAGGACTTTTGTCTTTGTTACTTTAACAAAAACTCTAGATTTTTCTGACTCTCTAAATCGTACATTTTTGTCGTATAAACCGCGATAATTGTGATATGCAGTTAACCAACGCTGTTCATCAATGTCTCTAGAGCTTTCAGCCTGTTCGTAACGATCCATAAGAAGACCAACAAAGTTATTACGCAAGGACTCTTCTAAAGTCAATTGCATACCTTGCTCGTCTTCTACTTGTTCAAAGTATAGACCGTTAGCTGTTAAGCTATTTTCATCTGACATATATTAATATCCGAAATCTACATCTGCGGGTGTGTATGCTTGTTCCATACGTAAGTGCCGCATTTGTGCTAGTGGGTCATTTACTCTTGGCCTTGACATAATAAGATACCGTAAGGCATCATAGGCGTGGTCAGGCGCATGAGTATTGACATCTTCAGGATTAGTCTTATCCAGAGGAATACTTTGAAGCTCGCGTATCAGGCTAGGACAGCTACTGAAAATCTGTAATCTTGGTCGTCCGCTTGGCTGAAGCCTCAAGTATTCGTGGATTTGAATTTTACCCTGTATTCTGTTTTTATCTGCTCTTCGCAGCTTATGGCCCTGTCTTACTAATGTTTCACCGACTGTAGGGCCTGTAGTCCCAGTACGGGACCATGCTGCTGTATCTAGTACACCTTGAACTGAGAAGGGGTCTTCTACTTCCATCTCTGTTATTATAGTGCCTAAATCCTGTCCTGTCAAGCCTTTACGGTATAATTCTCTATAAACAATGAGGGTGCCATCACTTGGGTCTATAGTAGCCCAAATACAAGCTGACTCACTAGCGTAGCCATAATCTATTCCTTTAACTCTATCCCAGTGAATCGGGATTTGAAATGGCGGTATTACATGGTTTTCTAAACTAAATTCAGTAAAGGCTGCGCCCTCATTAACATCCCAGTTACCTTCTAGTAATTGCTTACGTTGTGTAGGAGGTAAGGCTTTAAGCATCTTTTCATAACGACCATCCATTGCTAGGAAAGGATTATCTTCTAAACGAGCCGGTATAAACTTTCTTGTAAGGCCATCTTTGCCTACAAAGCTTGTATCAGGTTCTGATGGTAATATATATCTATTCTTTACCCAGTGAGCGCCCACGCCACCGGGGTTAGCAGTGCAACGCATGTAAGGAACAATTTCTGAATCAGTAGTACGTAATCTTGAAGCTAGGTAGTTCCAAGAGAATTCTGTGGGTAAGTGAGTAATTTCATCAAAACCTATCCAACTATAGGCTTGTCCCTGATAACGATATACATCTGCATCACGTTCAAGGAAGCCAAACTCTATCTTAGCTCCGCTGGGGAAGTTCCAAAGTTTTTCTACTTCACGGTATTTACAGCCGGGAAAAGCCTTGGGATATAACTCTCGGCTCTTGTCTATTAGCTCTCGTAGCTCTGGCATTGAACGTCTAATGATTAAGGCCCTGTGTGCGGCTCTGTGAGCGTATCTGAGAGGATCTACGAGCATTGCATAGCTTTTACCACCCCCTGCTGCTCCGCCGTACAGAACGTCTGTCTCGGCTGCTGCGAGGAACTCTGTTTGAGGCCCTTCATTTGGAGCAAAGATAACATTTTCTTTTGCTTCTTGTTGAACTTGCTTGGGGGTGTTTGATAGCTCTTCGGGGGTTATAATTTTATCGGAGTCTAAGTTTTCTAGCTTTTTTATTGTTTGCTTTGTGTTTTTTAAAGATTCTTTATAAGCATGTAGCTTAGATTCAGTCTTAGCTATTTTCTTTTGTTTATCTTTTATAACTCGGTTAGCAGTTAACTTAGCCTTAGTTTGACTATGATAATTATATCCTCTGCCTTTTGAGCCTTTAGGTCTACCACCTTTTAATCTAGGTGTACCGTCTACCTTAAAGATAAAGTTATTATCTTCATCTTTAAGATACTTATCTGGATTAATTTCCCAATCTTTCATTGTCAATTATATTCTTTAAACCTTGATAACTTAGTTTACGACCTGTTTTATATTCAATCCAAGAAGAACCTTCTCGTAAAGATATTACTTTATTAGATACTAATTCTTTTATTTCATCTAATACCTTTAACTCTTCTTCTATCGGTATTAATTCTTTTTTTTCTTTCTTATAGCCAAAAGGTACATGACCTTTAAGCTTCCTCGTATTCTCCATCAATAATAACCTCTTGTTTAGAAGGTAGTATAAATAAACCTCCTTCAGCCTTATGACTTACATCTATACGTTCTGATTTACCTAAGCCTACACGGTCTAGGATTGTCTGTGCTGCCTGTAGCCTCATGTTAGCCTGTGGAATAGGCACATCAGAGTTCATTACTTCTACAAGTTTTAAAGCAGCTTTTGGAGCTGACTGGGCTAGGATTCCTTCAGCTATGTCTAATATTTCTTTTTTTAATGATTTTACAACCTGATAATGACCACTATTGTACCCAGCCAACTCCGCTGCCTTCTTCGGATCACCTCCTTGTTCCACTAGGTGTTCTAAGAAAGAGTGTTGTTTATCTGTCAGTTCTTTATTCATACTTATCATTATAGAGCTTATAGCCATTTTGTCAAGTAGTAAATTTAACTTGACAAAACGCACTTTCAGCTATATACTAACGTAATCGGTCCCCCCGGTTACATATAGATATATGTATAAGTTTATCTTCTTTAAATACCCGCCCTAACCGGACAGGAAGCTATAAGATCCTTATAGGATGTTGTCCGGTTAGTAAGGTGTCAAGATCCTATATATCCCTTATAGCATCTTGACACCTTAGTGGGTCTTTAAATACCCGCCCTTAGTGGGTCTATTAGCCCCGCCCAGAAGTACCTGCTTGACACTCCAGAGTTTCCAAAAATGTATAACATTTAGTATATATGGGGGTGGGGGGTACTGGCCTCCTGCCCACCCTCCGAGGACTCCAGAGTTTCCTAAGAAACTCTAAAGATTTCCAGAGTCCAAGCCTCAGAGTTTCTTAGGAAACTCCAGAGTACTCCAGAATACTTTAAAGTTCTTTAAAGTAATATTAAATAAAATTACTTTGTAATTCTTATGTACTTGATAGAGTCCCAGAGGACTCCCTAGTGTGTTAGTTTTAAAGATTCTTTAAAACTCTCCGAGGATTTTCAGAGACTTACGAGTATTTCTATCCATAGTATAATAATACTATGAGAATTCCAGAACTAACTACAAAGTAGTTAAAAAATACTTGACAGACCCGCCAAAAAACTGCCAATCGCGCAGGTATATACACATGCACAACCCCATCATAATCTATGATTATGAAAATAATTCATGTGACAAAGGCCGAAAAGTTTGCCATCGCACACAGCCACACATGCACACGACCCCTAGAACTACGTTCTAAAAAATAAGTGTTGACAAGGGTTTCGGCAACTGCTAGGGACGATCACAACATGCACTGATGACATGTCCACATGATGCAGGCTTTCTTCGCGTGTTAACAGGCGCATAATGCGATCATGATTAATCGCGCACCAGAAAGCCTTGACAATCAAATCGGATTCCAGCACCTTGATATGGCCTCCAGCAATTCGGCTGTTTGGCAACTCAGGAGTTTTATCATGGCGACATTCACATACAACATCGACGACAACAAGCTGGCATCTGGCAAGCAGTTCAACGCTGTATGCTCACACTACACTAACCTACTCGCTACGAAGTTAAATTTAACTTCACAGGATCGTTATGTCCTGTTTAACAGGATGAGAGGTGCTGTAGGTCATTACTTCGGAGAAGTATTGAACTCTAAGATGACTCATGGCGATGTGCAATTGGCTTTTCAAGCCACTGTGGTTCCCTCAGACATCTTAATTACTATTAAGATTCCTAGTGTTGAGCCGAAGGCTACACCCAAGGTTCAACCAAAGGTTGCAGAGGCTCCTAAGAAGGGCCGAGGTAGACCCAAAGGGTCTAAGAATAAAGCAAAAGAGACTACGAAGTCTCCAGAGACTTTAGAGCAACGGGTAGATTCCTTAGAATCTAAGATGGATAAAATCTTAGAGATTCTAACTGCGAAGTAATCCTGAGTCACCTGAGTATGTGAATAAACTACTCGCCTGAATTTAATTAATATTACGAGGTGGTTTATGTGGTTTGTAGATTTTATGGTTAGTGTATTTATATTTTTAATATATTTATTATTAATAATCTCGCTGCTTTGTGTGAGTGCATTTAATATATATTTATTACCAATCACAGTACCACTGATGATGTTATTTACAATAGTTTGGGATGAAAGTTTAAGAGGGTTCCATTAATTTTCTAAGTTTGGTACATACCGTATGAAAGACTACGATGGTGGCTGACTGTAATTCCTATAAGGTGAGTAATTTATAATTAACAGGGTTGCTCCTGCCAAGTTATAAATTGTGACTTAGAAAATTAATATCCTGAGTATGATATAAAACTACTCACTTATTAATATTAGGAGTTTTTAGTATGGAAATTACCAGAGTATCAATGATTAGTAAGAAAGAAAATACTTTAGATCTAGATGTAACCCCTAGGCAAATTGAGGCTTGGCGTTGTGGTATGTTAATTCAGGATGCTATGCCTAATTTAACATCGGATGAAAGAGAGTTTATTGTGTCGGGTATTACTAAAGATGAGTGGGATAGTGTATTTGGAGATGAATAAAATTCATAATGGAGAGTAAATATGTATTATTCTTATGGCGATGGGTCTGGTAAGTGGCATAGCCAAACCATAAAGAGATTCAATGACTTAGAAACTGAGTCATTAAAATATATTATGTTTGACTGTAGCAGAGCTTTAGAGGCTATGCCTGACAATCCAAAGGCAGGACAATATCAAGATGAGATTCTTTATTGTGCTATGGAGTTAAATAAAAGGAGAAATACTTGAAAACTATATTACATGTTAATCAGCATAACATTAGAGCTAATAGTAAAGGGGCTGATCTACCAGTACTTACTGTTAAAGATTATAAACAAAATAGGAAATGTAATCAGGCATTAATTAAAGATGCCGAAGGTAACGTAGTTGCTAAGTTAATATATAGTCCAGACAAGCCACTGTCCTGTGGTGCCAAGGTCTGGATAGAAACTGAATTAAATGTGGAGACAATATAATGTATAAAACTCACGCTACTAAAGTTCAATCTTATGCACAAAGATCTGCCGATAATATGGCATGGGTTGTTATTATGGTTATTTGTTCAATCAGAATGAATTGGTTAACCGTAGGTTTTCAGTTAACGGATATTAAAAAGTTTAAATTAGACTCTAGGTTTCTTAAAAACAAAACTAGGGCCAAAGGTTATATGTATATTATGACTCACAAGCATAAAATTTATAGCCAGATGCTGGCAGTAATTAACTCACATAAGAACGATGACGAGAAAGCATTATCACTTATGAAAATATTCATTAGGATTCCGGGGCTTGGATTAGCTAAAGCTGGCTTTGTTTGTCAGTTAACTGCTGGATTAGTTGGGTGTATGGATAGCCATAATGTAAAGTTATTTGGCATTGAGCCAAAGTGTTTAGAGTATGATAAAAATATTAAGAAGGAGGCGTTACTTATTGAAAAGAAAAGGAATTATATTAAGATTTGCCATGAGTATGGCACAGAATTTCTTTGGAATAATTGGTGTGAATTCTTGGCTAACGACTCAGGATCTAATAGTAAATGGGTTGACGGGTTCCATGCCTCGGAAGTACACTATACTTATCTGACTCAGGAGGGCTGAGATGTTATACAAACATGACTGTAAAAACTGTGTATATGTAAAAACTGTGGGCAACTGTGACTACCATATTTGCATTGATGAGACTGCCAAAAACGGCTCTTTGATTCGTCGGTATAGTAGTGAAGGTTCTGATTATAGGTCAACAAACATAGACGCCTTTTTAAGGAGGTTATAAGATGTATTACGCAACTAGGGTTGATTCATGTAGCGGGATTTGGTTTGTTAATAAAACTTTAAAAGGCTTTGTCAAGAAATTTCATGATGGCGACGAGATTCTCATCTGTAAGAAAAAACCAGACACTGCCGACTACGGTTATTATTATAAAGTAATAGACGGTAAAGTTAAGCGCCACCCTAAGAAAGCAGTTAATGTAATGTGGGTGAAAAGGGAGTTAGGGCTATGAGGTATAATAGAATATTAGAGTTTAATGTAGGTAAAGTAAAAGGTTCTTGTCTTGTTTATTATGAGCCTCCTCAATACGAGCCACCCAACATGATTCAACAACAGTATATTGAGTTCTCTCATGTAGATGTTAATAATAAACTAATACCTTTTGAGAGTATTAATGATGTTTTATTTGGAATTATGGAACAAGCTTTTGAACAAGAACAAAAAGACTACTTAGCTTATGGAGATTATTAATGAGCTTAACACTTTGGGTTACACAAGACATAGAAGTTATTCATTTTAAAGGTTATAAAAAACACACTATAAGGAGGTTTAAAAAGTTTAATACATTATCACAAGCACAGGAGGAACTAGAAAAAAACAGTGACAATTATTATATATATGATGGGGTTAAACCTGATCAACTTTATGGAGTTTATAACTTCGTAGGTAATAGATTACATAGGATAGACAATGAAGCAAGTATTAATAGACGTAAGAAACAGCTACGGTAATACTTTATATTACCCAGCCTGTATAAACGCTTGTAAGTTTGCACAGATAGCTGCCACAAAAACTTTATCGGTACAGGTACTAAAGTATATTAAAGAACTAGGTTACACAATCACTGTAAAACAAAAGGAAGTAATAGTATGAACAACGTAATTAATATGTTTGAAAACGCCAAAGTTGCTGACTACGGCCCTGCTGATTTTGATATTGATCAAGCGCCTTTAACTTATATTACTGAAAGAGGTATTCAGAAAGCATCCAAGCATGTAATATATAGAACAGATACTGGAGAAGAGTTAGGTATACACGGCTCACGGTACTCAGACTTATATGATTTATCTTATAAGAGAATGATAGATAACCAAAGAGATTGTATTAATAAATCTGGTTTAGACCTCGGAGGTCTTAGCGAAGACATACAAGTATCACATAACGGTGCTAAGTGCTTTGTTAAACATACCCTACCAGATGTAAAACTACGAACTCCAGATGGTGATCAAGCAGCCCTAACATTCTTAACTGTTAGTAGCCTAGATGGCACCTTCCCCTTTATATCTACAACAGGAGCCAATCAGTGGGCCTGTATGAATGGTCAAGTATTTACTAATGGTGCAGCTACCATGTATAAATCTAGACACACTAAGAAATTAGATGTAGATCATGCCGCTAAGATTATGTATCAAGCTGTAGATATATTTAAAGATGAGGTAGACAAGTGGTTTGTCTGGTCTGAGATTGGTGTACATAATATGGATGCCTTCTTTGCTTTTGCTAAAGCAGCTAATGCAAAGGCAGTGTTTGCTTGGCGTAAGGAATACCCAACATCCCCTATAAGCGAGATGCTTTTACAACCTAAGATATATAGCAATACTGCTCTGATGTATATGTGGGATAAATATACTACACATTACTCTAAGAAAATGGGTACGAATCAATGGGCTGTATACAATACACTTACTGATTGGTCTACTCATGCTCCAGCAGCAAGGGAATCTTCTCAGGTAAACATTGCTTCTATATCTTATAAGCGTGGTGAGACTGTTCGTGATACAATTATTTCTAACTTTCGGGAGGCAGCGTAATGACTCTCAGTGAAGCTGCTGGATATTTAGATCAAACAGAAGATGAGCTTTGGAGCTGGATTAATAATCTTAAAAGGAGTGGCTATAGATTTTTTAATAATGGGTACGATTGCGATGGTTGTATTTATACAGATGCAGATGGAGGAGCCTTGTTAATTAAAGGGTACTCTGAAATTTATGAAACAGAAGGAGGTCAAATAGAATTATTAGAAGACTGCACGTATTGTAATATAGAATATTCTATGTTGAGAAAGATCTTTAAAGAGTTAGAAAGTTCGGCAAAAGAGTTTGAAAAAAATATTATGGAGGAAGCGTAATGAATATAGATACCGATGCAGACTATGTACTTGAGGCTTACTGGTGGGAGCACAAGCTAGTAGACAATGTAGTTAAACGTAAGAAGAAACATATGTTAGCTTGTATAGCATGTTATAAAGAATATGAAGATCCTTCGGGGCAGCTTGAGGAAATACTAGCTTTAAAAGATGCGCTTACTGTAGCATACCGCTATCATCCCGATGGTGATGTGGTTGTTAAGTTAACTATTAAAGAGGAGCTCGTAAACGGATGAAATTTAATATAGATATTATTGATTGTTTAATTGATACCGCTGAAAGAACAACAGACTTAGAAGGTGTTTACAACGATAAGACTGGGAAGTTTTTTACATGGGAAGAAATTTATAAAGCAAGGGAAGAAAATGAAATTTGATATAGACTGGGACACAATAGATGCAATCGGTATAGAGTTTGTTAAAGAATCCTATGCGGGATTACTTGAAACATTCAGTGGGTATGATCCTGAAAACGCTGATCATAAAGAAGATTTTTATGACGATGAGTGGAGGGTTGAATGCTTTGAAACTGTTTTAAAATACATACTACCTAAAGGAGAAGCACATGCGTTTATTGCGGGACAAAGGCAAAAACACCTTAGCCAGATTGACCTCTTTAATTAAAGGGGTTTGGGAAGACATGACAGCAGGTGAGTTAAGTGAGAACGAAAGAACTTATATTAAAACATCTGCCGTTATATTTTTATTATTTCTTTATGTATGGGTGACAATATGAAAGTAGAATTGATTGATTTGATGGGCGGGGACTTGACTGTTGTAAACAGTGCCAGAGTTTCCTTTGATAAGATAGCATCTAAAGTTAAGGAGTCAGACCAGAAGTTAATTAGATACCTAGCAGCACACGACCACTGGACTCCATTTGGACACGTTCAGGCACAGTTCAGGATTAAGGCCCCCGTATTTGTTGCAAGGCAGTTGGTTAAGCATCAGGTGGGCATGGTCTGGAACGAGACGAGTCGTAGGTATGTAGATAGCGAGCCAGAGTTTCATGCCCCCGAAGCTTGGAGGAAACGTGCGCCAGATAAGAAACAAGGTTCACTATTAGAAACATTTACAGGGATAGATGAGGAGCATTGGGATACAATATATTGGGGCCACATGGAAACTTGTAAGACTATCTACGATATCATGATTGCTTCTGGTGTAGCCCCTGAACAGGCTCGTATGATTCTACCGCAGTCTATGATGACTGAGTGGATATGGACAGGATCACTGGTTGCATTTGCTAGGGTAGTTAAGTTAAGATCCAGTTCTGATGCACAGTATGAGTGTCAGCACATAGCAAACAGAATTAAAAAAGAGTTAGACAACACCCCACAAGTTGAGTATTCTTGGAGAGAATTATGTCAATAGGCACTAGGATTTTTGTACACGATACTGTTAAAATTAATATCAAAAGATCTTTAGCGGATGACAAACAGTCTAAAGATACTTGGGACATTACGATAACAGATGATAGAGGTGAGAACGTGACTATCTATTGTTGGGGCGATGATGCTATACTTACGGGAGATCTTACAGGAGAAGGTGTATGACAGCAGACGAGGAAGGTTGGATTGAAGGGATGGCAGACTTCTACTCAGCAGTAGATGACGCATGGGCTTATGCTTTTGTTATGAGCTTAGGTACTCGTACTCCTAATGATGTTACGAAACAAAAGTTTATTGAGTTTGTTTCAGATACTCTCATGAGTGTGAACGATGACCTTTCTTGTAGCACCGATGACATCATCAACATGATCCCAGATTTTATTGAATACTTAGGAGACTGGTAATGTTTGTAGAAGATATTTTAAAACTAAAAGAACAACTGTTAAACCCTAA